CAAAGCATACACCCAAACGGGTGTTTTGCTCTATATTCCTCCATAGCTCAGTCGGTAGAGCGCATGACTGTTAATCATGATGTCACTGGTTCGAGCCCAGTTGGGGGAGCCACGAAGAAAGTCAGTATTTAAGCCAAAAACGGCTTGTTTACTGGCTTTTTTGTTATATTTTCGTCTTTGTTCGGAACGCTGAGGAATGTGCAAGATATTGTGGGTAGCTACAATGTTGCTACGAATTTCAGGGCACAACAAGGCATTGACGGTTCAAAAAAATAGTCCCCGATTGATTTCGGGGGTTTTTGTTGTTTTATGCGAGCTTTTTTACAGCGTCATAAAGTGTGTCAAGCTCTTGAATAATGTAATGGTTGATGTCGGTTTTGTATTCTGCGTGTCCCATGAGTGCGATGATGTCCTCTTCCCTCGCACCTGCGGCAGACATCCTTGTTGAAAAGGTTCGACGGCAAGAATGCGGAGTAAACTCATTTCCTAAACCCATAGCCTGCATTGCAGGGCGAAAACAGGATTTTAAAAAATAATCTTTGTTCATCGGCTTGCCGAAATCCTCGCCAAGTCGGCAGAAGATAGTTTCACCGTGATGATTTATGCAGTCGGTCACCATTTTTTGTATTTTTGGATGTATAGGGATTAGTCTGTTTTTGCCTGCCTCTGATTTAATGCCGGCGACAAAATAAGGAATGCCTTGCTCACTTATGTGAAACTGTTCTGTTGTGAGTGACAAAAACTCCGATACTCTAAAATTGAGATAACACATAATGTATGCGTAATCAGCATACGGTACTCGCCCTATGTTTTGCCGGATTAACTCTAATTGTACTTCCGTGAATCTTGTAGCATTGACTTCTTCGGGTTCGGGGAGCTCTATAAACTCGGCATAATTCTTGGCTACTATGTCTTGTTCCATGGCGTACTTGTATATCTTAGTGGCGAACACTTTAATTTTATGCAGTGCCGAAAATTTCAGGCCGTCACACATTTTTGGTGTGTCGGTTATTTGGTATGTACCTTTTCCGCTTGGCAGAAGATATTTTAGCTTGCCTCCGGCGCCTTCCTCATGATGTGGATTTTCGTAATAATCGACAACCGTCTGAAAATCAAATGTTTTTAAATCTCTAAACTTACGGTTGTATAACGATCGTAGTTTAACCCAAGCGGCATTGTAAGAGCTCTTGGCATCGTCGCTCAATTTTTGGTACGCCTTAGTTTTTAGCCAACGCTCGTGCAGTTGTGCAAATGTAATGTTAATGTTGCTTGTGGGGGCTGATTCGTAGTCTGTTAGGGCTTTGACCGCCTCTGTGCGTGTTGCGAATCCTCCAACATACACACGCTTACCTGTTATTGTTGAAGCGACATACCACGGCTTTGTCTTGCTGTCCTTGCGGTAATAAATAGAGCCTGTGCCGTTCGCTCTCTTCTGTTGCCGTTTAGGTTTATCGGTTTGATTTTTACCGCAGTAAGGACAATACGCAAAATTGTCCTGCAATTCTCGGTTACACCGTCGGTTTATACATTTTTTCATCATTTTGCTCCTTAAAAAAGGGTGCAAAAATCCCCTGCAAAATATTGTAATTTTCGCAGGGGTGTGGTACAATATATTTGCTAAGAAAAATGCACCATTGCACCCGTTGTAATGGTCTCCGCTCTATCCTGTTGGCGCAGGGTAGGGCGGATTTTTTTATTTTATTTTACTTTCTTGCTGACAAGGTTCATTTTAACGTCATTATCATAGGTATCTGTATCGAAATATATTAAATCAGCTCCTACGGTTGATGGATTGAAGTTTTTACAATCTTTCACACTGACTTCAATCATGCCCTCGCTGTGTGCTGAAATCGGAGCGCTACAGACTAACTTGTTGTAGCTTCTTCCGTCTAAGATGACGGTGTCGGCTTGTACGGTTATAGATTTATCCATTTTATTTTTTATATAAAAATGAACATCAACTTCTTCATCCGAATAAGGAGCCTGCTCCGTATCGCTGTAATAAACGGCTATGTTGCTATCTGAATAAAGCTCGGTTAAAGTATCTTTAAACTCTGTAGGTTTTTCGGTAGGCGGTTCTGTTTCGGGTTCAGTAGCTTTTTCTGCTGAATCTTCTTCAGGTGAACGAACATCTTTTGAAGAATATGTTATTATAGAATTAACAATGATGTCTTCATAAAAATCAAATTCTTCAGATTGCTCATCGCCTTCGGTTGTGAAAAGCATACAACACAAATAATTCTTCGTCACCCACACATACATTGTGCCGTAATACTTATCTCCGGATAATTCCAAATTTGCTATTACACGATAAGCGAGAAAGTCATCTATATGAGTTGTAGTTCTGCTTATTTCTTCAAAGTCATCAAACGAATTTGCAAAGCCATCAAGAAAGCTGTCTACATAGCCTGAGGTAAATTGAGATGGTGAAATATTCGATTGAGATGAATTTATATACAGCCTGTTTCCGTCAGGGTCGTAAAAATAATGGTAACCGTCATGAGCTTTATGCGTCCACTCTTTAGGAATATCAATAGAAAAAGGAGTTATATCATACCACTCAAACAAATCGGTTTCTGAGGTATCGTTAGAGGTTTGATTGGTAGAAGTTGTTACCGGTTCTTGAATATCAGGTTGGTTGCTACATTGCGAAATGGCAGTTACCGCAGTGGCGGTCAATATCAAAGCTATCAGCAAAGCAATGTAAAAATGTGGAGTGCGATATATAGGCTTTTTTTCAGTCGTTTTTTCAGCTTCTCCCGTAGGGCTGAATTTGTTTTTTTGATATGTATGGCATATCGGGCAAAATACTGAATTATTCGGTATGATGTTACCGCAACTTTCACACTTGCAGGGTTCTGTGTTTTTAGATTCGTCGTCTTTAAACAGAGCAACCTGTTCAATCTTCGCTCCGCATTCGTTACAGAACTTTGCACCGACAGGAACCTCAGCCCCGCATTTTTGACATTTCATTATACAAATCCTCCTCTTTTTGCGATATAAATTGACAAAATATATATCGTATATTAAAATAATATTAGAGAAGGTCCAACTTCTCACCGTTCCTATTTTTCCTACCATAGTTGCCACTATGGTAGGTTTTCTTTTTGCTTAATAAAATCTGCAAATTGTTTCTTTACTTGCCGTTCAAGTGGGTGCAGATAAAAGGCTTTTCTGCGTTCGAGTTCTGCTATTCGTTCAGCCCTGTAGGTCGCCGCCTCAAGACTGATGTTGCATAATTCTGCAATAGCAGCGGAAGTTAGTGCGTGCAATTCGTGAAGGACACAGGCTGGTGCGAGCAAATCTCGAGCAAACACATTTGCAGAGTGTTCGGCGTCATCGGCTGTTAAAAAACCGTTGCCGTCAGCTTTAAATAAATGCCCCAAAAAGATGTGACCGAGTTCGTGTGCAATCGTAAATCTGCACCGCTGAGGAGATTGCTCATCAGCATAGATGATGTACAGCCTATCATCTTGACTCAAAGTCATTCCGCTCTCGTTCTCGCTTAGCAAATTAACTACCGAATTTTTTAGTAAAACAATGTCTGCTTGCTTTGCTATTTGACTGACTTTAACAGGTAGACTGTTTACTTTGTAGTCGATTAGACATTGCCAAGAGGCATTGCGTGCCTGTTTGTATTTACCATAATTCAAATCTTACCACCTCATAGGTATTGTAACCTATGAGGTGTTTTTTATTATGTGCTTATAAATCTGTATCGTCAGGCTCAAATTTACTGAGATCAGGAAGATTAACTATTTCGATAGGCTGATTGTTGCCGTCACTTCGTGCGGCTTTTACGGTTGGTATCAAAACTTCTTCCTCAACACCGAGCAATCTATCAACTGCAGGTTGCATATCAACTTTATTGCGATATGCAAGTATAACCTTTTTCTCGTGATCCGAAAGTTTATCTATATGTATTTGTTCTTTAATTTCGCCATTTATCAAAGCGTTTATATCAATAGATAAAAAATTACATATCTTGGTGACATTTTGAATAGATGTTCCCCAAATGCCCCTACTAAAAATACCTTTAACGGTTGTATAAGGCAAATCAACTAATTTTGCAAATTGCATCACGCTTTTATATTTATCTAAAATATAATCCTGCAATTTTTGCTCAATAGTCATTTCACTCACCTCTCTTTGATAGTTAGTATATTACAAAATTTTGTAGATGTCAATAACAAATCTACCTTTTTTAGTAAATTATTTTTAAAAAAGTGTTGACAATCTACCGTGAAAGGTATATTATAATGCTGTAATCTACTAAATAAGGTAGATTGGAGGTGAAAAACTATGTTATATCCTAATTTGGTGAAAGCAATGAAAGACGAAGGTGTAACTAAAACAGATATTGCAAATCTGCTCGGATTACATTTCAACACCGTAACTGCGAAACTTGAGGGCGAAACATCTTCAAGCAAGGCTGTTTATCAGGTTGGTTTTACCTTGATTGAGGCAGTAATGATTAAAAACATATTTTTTAAAAGATATGACCTTGCTTGGCTTTTTGATTTTTCTGAACACACAAAAACGGCTTAACGAAAGGAATGATAAAAATGGCACTAACCATATATGCGGCAGTTGCTACCGTAGTAGCAGTAGTGGCAATCATAAAAGCTGTAAAATGGAAAATTGCTACAAGAGCAATGGTAGTTTATTGTACAAAGAATTTCAGAATACCCACAGACAAAGAACTTGCCGACTGCTCCAAAGAAGCCGCCGGCAAGACAATAAGATTTAAGTAATTCCAAATTGAGCTTTTATAAGCTGAGTAACAACATTCGCTGATATTTGTGTTATTGCAGAAAGCGAGTGACTTCCCACGGTTCCGGCAATCTTCTTAACTTTATTCCATATATCATCGTTACGAATATTTGCTAAAAACTTGTGACCTTCGGGAGTTAAATCACCTACTTCTAAATAGTCGCCACCGTCGGCGCCGAACATTGAAGTAATTAAACCTGCAAGTTCGCATTGTTTAATATGGTAGATAATTTCGTCATGAGAGTATGGTTGAAGCCTTTCAAAATCGTTGCTGAATTTACTGTATCGAAAGGATTCGTTGAAGTCACACACTTCTTCTACACTCAAAAGAATATCACGAACACAGTCGTTATTTAAACGCATAAGCATCACCTCCTTACAATTTGATTTTAGCATTTTAAGTAGAAAAACACAACAAGAAGGTGAAGAAACTGAATAAGTTAGCGTTTATAGCATTTATTCTCAACGCAATTAGCTTACTTCTACTGATTATAGCAATGCTTATCAAAGCAGGAGTTATCCGTTAAATTCAGCAACAAAACAACATTTATTTTTAGGAGGAGTTTATATGTCAGACAGATTGATCGTACCAATCGTAAAAACATTGACCCCTAAAGAGGGCAACACAATCAGAGCGGTTGTCGATAATGACACGCTCAAGGAACTTAACGAGATTTCGGACAAGACAGGAATTTACATCTCACAGCTTGCAAGAATGTGTATTGAATTTGCCCTGCCGAGAATTGATATTCAGGAAGGTGTCAAGGTCGAAAAAATAAAATAGGAGGTGTGAAAAAATGATTGACAAAATCCTTATCAATCCTAAAACAGGCGAGCCATACAAGAATGTACCGCCCAAAGTTGCCGCACAGTACCTCGACATTACTCCCGAATTTGTTTATAACGGACTGCGTGAGCAGAGACTACCGATAGGCACGGCTTGCCTGTTCAAAGGCGGTAAATGGTCGTATAACATTCCGCTCGAACGGCTCATAGACTACGCCACAAGATGTAATGTTATTATTGCGAAAGGAGTGTAACAAATGTGGCATTTAAGAAACTACCCGACACGCAGAAAACTGCTCAAAGATGTGGAAAACCTCAGAGCAGAGAACAGACATCTCAGCATTGAACTGAGAAACGCAAGAACAGATCTTGCCCTCGAGAAAACAGCGTCAAGCGGTTATAAGCACGAAAACCGAGAGCTAAAACGCAAGCTCAAAGCACTTGAAACGCCTGAATCCGAATCCTTCGGTTTTAATGTGTGGGGGTAAAGAAATGAACTACAGAGAAGATCCATTTTTGGTGTTTGACGATGAAAAAGGTTGGATTACTCATACAGTTCACCCAAGTGGTTTTGTTGATAATGAACTGCTGACTGATGAACCCGAAGCTGTCCAGGTTATAACTAAAATATGGATTGAGTGGTGTATTACCCCTACAAAAACTGTAAATAAGCGTACAAGTAGTTATGCCCTTAAACATTGCTTTGAGCGTATGACAGGCATTTATCTGACGAACAACCAGTTTAAACAGGCAATGGCGATGTGTGGGTATCTGCCGCATTGCGATTGTTCGGAACTTAATTGGACTTATGCTATTAGTTCAAGATCTGCGTGTTTTAAATCGTATCACAAGGGCAAATATAACCCACTGATTTGCGAATACGCTTATGGGTTAAAAAAAGAAAAATCCGCTGAAGCTCTACAAAGCCTCAACGGACAAAGAAAAATACCTTAATTAAATAATAGACAATTTTAAGCGAATTGTCAAGGAGGACTTTAATATGTCAGTAAAAATATCAGCTTTTGAAATCGAAAATGTAAAAAGAGTAAAGGCGGTTGCTTATGAACCGACCGAAAACGGACTTACCGTGTTGGGCGGTAAAAACGGACAGGGCAAGACATCTGTTCTTGACGCAATTGCGTGGGCTCTCGGCGGTAATCGTTTCGCTCCGTCTGCTCCGTACCGTGAGGGTTCAACGATTCCGCCACATCTCAAAATCAAGCTCTCAAATGGTATAGTTGTGGAGCGTAGCGGTAAGAACAGCAGTCTTAAAGTAATTGACACCGCAGGCAACAAAGGCGGACAGGCTTTGCTTGACGCATTTGTCAGCAACTTTGCTCTTGACCTGCCGAAATTTATGAATGCAACCGGCAAGGAAAAGGCTGACACGCTCCTGCAGATTATCGGTGTAGGCAACAGAGTTTACGAGCTTGAAACGCAGGAAACACAGGTGTATAACGAGCGCCGTGCTATCGGTCAGATTGCAGACCAAAAGAAAAAGTTTGCCGCCGAAATGCCCGAATACGAAGGCGTGCCGAATGAACCTGTATCAGCCTCTGAACTTATCAATAAACAGCAGGAAATTCTTGCACGCAACGGTGAAAATAACCGCCTGAGAGCAGAAAAAGATAACCTTGAAAGCCGTGCCAACAATTTGCAGAGCGAAATCAACAGGCTTAACGAGGATTTGAGAAAATACAATTCCGAACTTACAAAAGTGCTTGCACAGCTTGAACAGAGCAGAAAGACCGTTGCCGAACTGCACGATGAAAGCACGGCAGAGCTTGAAAGAAACATTACCGAGATTGACGAAATTAACCGCAAAGTCAGAGCAAACCTTGATAAGGCGAAAGCTGATGAGGACGCAAAGGAATATTACCGCAAGTATGCCGATATGACGGCACAGCTTGAAGAAATCCGCAAAACAAAATATGACTTGCTCAATAACGCAAACTTGCCACTTGACGGCTTATCTGTTGAAAAGGGCGAGCTTACATATAACGGTTTTAAGTGGGACAACATGAGCGGCTCGGAACAGCTTCGTGTCGCTACGGCAATTGTTCGCAAGCTCAATCCTGAATGCGGATTTGTCCTGCTTGACAAGCTCGAACAAATGGATACCGACACACTCAAAGACTTTGCAAAATGGCTTGAATCAGAGGGATTGCAGGCTATTGCAACAAGAGTTTCAAACGGCGATGAATGTTCAATAATCATTGAGGACGGCTATATTAAGTCCGAAACAACCACACCTGTTACAACACCGACTTGGACAGAAGGAGAGTTTTAATTATGGCTACAAGAACTACAGCTAAAACAACAGCAAAAACAAATGAATGTGTAATCAAATGCAATCCGCACAGAGAGCTTGCCTGCGGTTATACCAAGGTCAAGATTATGCCTGAAAACTATTCGAGAATTGTTTTGATTGCAGGTATGACAGGCAAGTCAATACAGGATTTGACAAACGAACTGCTCAACTACGCAATCGACTATGTTGTTATTGATGTTGACGGTAATAAAATCAATTTTTCAGATGTACAGGGGGTAAGATAATGAACATCACAAGAGGTAAAATCAAGTCGGCGCAAAAAGTTGTAATTTACGGTCCTGAGGGTATTGGCAAGTCAACCTTTGCTTCACAGTTTCCAAACCCTCTGTTTATCGACACGGAGGGCAGCACAAAAAATCTTGATGTTGCAAGAATGGATAAGCCGACATCGTGGACTATGCTCAAAAGTCAGCTTGAATATATCAAAAGCAATCCGACTGTATGCAAGACGGTTGTCATTGACACAATCGACTGGGCAGAACAGCTTTGTATTGATGATATTTGCTCAAAGTACGGCAAAAAAGGTATTGAGGATTTCGGCTACGGAAACGGCTATGTTTATGAAAAAGAGGAGTTCGGCAGATTTTTGAACAGCCTTGAAGATTTGATTGACAGAGGTATCAATGTTGTGCTCACCGCACACGCACAGCTCCGCAAGTTTTCACAGCCTGATGAAATCGGTGAATATGACCGTTGGGAGCTTAAACTCGGCAAAAAGACTGCTTCACAGATTTCTCCGCTTGTAAAAGAATGGGCGGATATGGTGCTTTTCGCAAACTATAAAACAGTAGCGGTAGCGACCGACAAAGACGGCAGAAAGTACAAGGCACAGGGCGGAGGGAGAGTGATGTACACGCTTCATCACCCTTGTTGGGACGCAAAGAACCGTCACGGACTGCCCGAAGAAATGGATTTTAGCTACGCAGGCATTGCCCACATTTTTAATGATGTTGCACCTGTAAATAACGCTCCTGTTCCGCAGAATCCGATACCTCAGCCGCCTAAGTCAGAGCCTGCGACACAGCCTGTGCCACAACCTACGCAAATTGAAAAAGCTCCCGAGCCTGTACCACCTTCACCTATGCCACAGAATGACAAGTCTGTCAATATTCCCGAGGGCATACCAAAAGCACTTGCCGACCTTATGAGAGCTAACGGAGTTGACGAAAGCGAAATCAGACAGGCAGTGTTTACACAGGGACACTACCCTTACGATACACCGATTACAAACTATGACCCACGATTTATTAACGGTTGCCTTGTGGGAGCGTGGAATAAGGTGTTTGAAGTGATACAGAGCAACCGTGACTTACCGTTTGAATAAAGAAAGGAAGATGTATAAATGGACAGAGAATTTGGTTGGAACGACGAAATAACCGAAGAGGGCGGAAATTATGAACCGCTCCCCGAGGGTGATTATGATTTTACAGTAGCAAAAGTTGAGCGTGCTCGCTCACAGGGCAAGGGAAAGCTCCCAGCCTGTAATATGGCAAAGGTGACTTTTGATGTGTGGGGAGCAGATGACAAGAGAGAAATTACAGTTAATTTCGTACTGCACTCATCACTTGAATGGAAGCTGTCACAGCTGTTCCTTTCGGTGTCAATGAAAAAGCATGGTGAACCGCTCCGCATGGACTGGACAGGCATTATCGGTAAAAAAGGTAAATGTCAGGTTATCATCCGCAAATATGTCAAGAATGACGGCACAGAGGGCGTAACAAATGACATCAAGTATTTTTATGCCTACGATGAGCAGGTGACAACGATATCGCCTGCCGTAGCACAGTCTGCACCTCAGCAGTATGTACAGCCTACATATCCGCCACAGTATAACACACAGCCTGCAACGCCAAATACTGCGATGCCGAATAACTGGACACCGGGTAGCTTTTAATGCAACTTCGACCGTATCAGAATGAAGCGAAGAATGCCGTTTTCTCCGAGTGGGAAAGCGGCAATCTAAAAACATTACTTGTCTTGCCTACAGGCTGTGGCAAGACAATAGTTTTTGCAAAAATCGCCGAAGAATGTGTCCGTCGAGGTGACAGGGTGCTGATACTTGCCCATCGTGGAGAATTACTCGACCAAGCGGCGGACAAAATCCAAAAAGCAACAGGGCTTAATTCGTCAGTCGAAAAAGCCGAGCAAAGTTGCATAGGTTCGTGGAACAGGGTTGTTGTAGGCTCTGTACAGACGCTTATGCGTGAGAAAAGACTGTCAAAGTTTGACAGCGATTATTTCGACACAATCATTATTGATGAAGCACATCACTCAATCAGCGACAGTTATCAGCGTGTGCTTGAACATTTTGACAATGCAAAAGTGTTGGGTGTTACCGCAACACCCGACCGAGGAGATATGAAAAATTTAGGAGCGGTATTTGATTCGCTTGCGTATGAATACACACTCCCTAAGGCTATCAAAGAGGGGTACTTGACACCAATTAAAGCTGTGACAATACCGCTTACACTTGACCTTTCGGGAGTCGCCACACAGGCAGGAGATTTTAAAGCAAGTGATATTGACACGGCACTTGATCCGTATCTTTATCAGATTGCCGAGGAAATGAAAAAATACTGTAAGGACCGTAAAACTGTTGTGTTTTTACCACTTGTAAAAACATCACAAAAATTTCGTGACATTTTGAATGAGAAAGGTTTTAAGGCGGCAGAAGTCAACGGTAACAGCGAAGACAGAGCGGAAGTATTGCAGGATTTTGAAAACGATAAATACAATGTGCTATGCAACTCAATGCTTTTAACCGAGGGTTGGGACTGCCCAAGTGTTGACTGCGTTGTCGTTTTAAGACCTACAAAGGTTCGGGGGCTTTACTGCCAAATGGTCGGCAGAGGTACAAGACTTGCTCCAAACAAGACGGAGCTTTTGTTGCTCGACTTTTTATGGCATACAGAACGGCACGAACTTTGCAGACCTGCACATCTCATTTGCGACAACGATGAAGTCGCACAAAAAATGACCGAAAACTTATCAGAACAGGCAGGCTGTCCGATTGATATTGAAGAAGCAGAGGAAAAGGCAAGCGAAGATGTTGTTGCTCAGCGTGAAGAGGCGCTTGCAAATCAGCTTGCGGAAATGCGAACACGCAAACGCAAACTTGTAGATCCGTTGCAGTACGAAATGTCAATTCAGGCGCAGGATCTTGCAGGATATGTCCCTGCATTCGGCTGGGAATGTTCTCCGCCTACAGACAAACAGAAAGCAAAACTTGAAAAGCTCGGAATATTCCCCGATGAAATTCAGAGTGCCGGCAAAGCAAAACTTATTCTTGACAGGCTCGAAAAGCGAAGAATTGAGGGATTAACCACACCTAAACAAATCCGTATGCTCGAAAGCAGAGGCTTTCAGCACGTGGGAAAATGGCAGTTTGACGAAGCGTCAGCTTTGATTTCAAGGATTGCCGCAAACGGTTGGAGAACTCCGAAAAACATTAACCCGAAAACATATGTACCGCAAAGCGAGGTGAATACGGTTGGACTTACTTAATGCACTTGAATATATCAGCCCGTCAGAGCTTGACTACCAAGAATGGGTAAATGTCGGAATGGCACTCAAACAAGAGGGATACAGCGTAAAGGACTGGGACGATTGGAGCAGAGCAGACAGCCGATATCACAACGGTGAGTGTGAAAAGAAATGGCAGAGCTTTAACGGCTCTGCCTCACCTGTCACAGCAGGCACGATAGTTCAAATGGCAAAAGACAGAGGTATGACTTTTCGTGAATCGAAAGAACTCGGCTGGAATGATGAAATTGCTTTTGAACAGGGCGATATCGGAGTAACAGCCTGCGAGGGTGTAAAGTTTCACGAGCCTGCAAACTGGAATCCTGTGAATGAAATTGTAACCTACCTTGAAACCCTCTTTGACAGCTCCGAAAATGTCGGCTATGTAACCGAAACTTGGGAGAAGAACGATAACGGCAAGGTTAAATATCTGCCCACAAAGGGCAGTTGTGACCGTACGGCAGGTGAGCTTATTGCCGCCCTCAACAATTGTGACGGTGATATTTCAAATGTATTCGGCGATTACAAACCCAAGGCAGGTGCGTGGATAAGGTTCAACCCATTGGACGGCAAGGGTGTAAAAAATGAGAATGTAACCGATTATCGTTATGCTCTCGTGGAATCTGACTGTATGGCTCTTGAAGAACAAAATGCAATCATCAGAGAACTTGAACTGCCTGTTGCCGTTCTTGTTTATTCTGGCGGAAAATCCGTTCACGCAATCGTGAAGATTGACGCCGTGAATTATGACGAATATCGCAAAAGGGTTGATTATCTCTACAATGTATGCCGAAAAAACGGCTTTGAAATTGACAAGCAAAACCGCAATCCGTCAAGGCTGAGCCGTATGCCCGGTGTTATCCGCAACGGCAAAAAGCAGTTTATCATTGACACAAACATCGGTAAATCCGACTTTGCCGAGTGGAAAGACTGGGTGGAGAGCATTAACGATGACTTGCCCGACCTTGACAACCTTGCAGATTTTTTTGAAAATCCTCCTGAACTTGCTCCGCCTCTGATTGAGGGAGTATTGCGACAGGGACATAAAATGCTCCTCGGCGGACCCTCAAAAGCAGGTAAGTCATTTGGTCTTATCGAATTGTGTATTGCAATTGCCGAGGGAACAGAATGGTTCGGCTTTAAGTGTGCGCAGGGCAATGTCTTGTATGTGAATCTTGAACTTGACCGTGCGTCCTGTTTTCACAGATTCAAGGACGTATACGAAGCACTTGGACTTGAACCAAATAACTTAAACAGAATTGATATTTGGAACTTGCGTGGCAAGTCCGTGCCTATGGATAAGTTAGCGCCTATGCTCATTCGCAGAGCTTTAAAAGGCAACTTTATAGCTGTTGTGATTGACCCGATATACAAGGTTATTACAGGTGATGAGAACAGTGCGGATCAAATGGCACACTTCTGCAACCAGTTTGATAAGGTGTGTACCGAAATCGGTTGTGCGGTAATCTACTGTCACCACCATTCAAAAGGTGCTCAGGGCGGTAAAAAGTCAATGGACAGAGTTTCGGGTTCGGGTGTTTTCGCTCGTGACCCTGACGCACTCCTTGACCTTACAAAACTGGAAATCAGCGATGATTTGATGAAACAGCAAAAGGATGAAAGAACCTGTAAAATCTGCAAAGACTGGATAGGTCGCTTCAACAAAATCAGTGAAGTGTGTTCGCAGGATGATTTGGTAATGGCAAATAATATGATTGACATTGCACGCAAAACGCTTCCTGAGCAGTCTTTTAAGCTGATGATGTCAGATGTTGCCCGTGCCGAAAAAACCGTAAAAGGGATGTCAGCGTGGAGAATAGAGGGTACTCTGCGAGAGTTTCCGGCATTTGATGCACTTAACCTTTGGTTTGATTATCCGATACACAAATTAGATGCAACAGGTGTGTTGAAAGACTGTAATTTTGAGGGCGATTTTAACATCAAAGGCTCACCCTACAAAAAGAATTTCAGCAAGAAAAAGAGTGAATCGGAACGCAAGCAGGAACAAAACAACGCCCTCGAAACAGCGTTTAGCGGTGCTGAGGAAAACGGTCAGGCAAATGTAGCTGACTTAGCAGAATATATGGGAAAGTCCGAAAAAACGGTCAGACGATACATAAAAGAGCACGGCGGTTTTTGGATAGACGGCGGTGAAGTAGGACGAAAGGACACGGACAAAGTCGAATAATTTGTCTGTCTGTCCGAGGGACAAAGTCGATAAATTTTATGTCCCTGTCCGTGTCCCTGAGAGGAACAAAGTCGATAAAAAATCGAAAATGTCCCTCTCGGACAAAAACAGGGACAAAGTCGATAAATTATCGAGAATGTCCGAGGGACAGACAAAACTATATATACTACCGTATATATAAACGATGTCCGTTCCCTAAGGTCACAGGGGTGAAGTAGTTGTGCGAAGCTTACGCACAACAACTCCTTCCCCTGACCTGTGACTAGAAGCAAAATTCAAAAATTAAAAGTAGCTTTAATGCTTTAAAGGAGTGAAATATAAAAATGGATTTTTTTATGGCGATGATACCGCCGACCGTAACTGCACAGGAACATAAAGTTATGGTAAAAAACGGCAAACCTGTTTTTTACAATCCGCCCGAGGTGAAACAGGCAAGAGAAAAACTCACATCACATTTGGCAAAGTTCAAACCGTCAGAACCGTACAAGTCGGGTGTCAGACTGATAACAAAGTGGTGCTTTCCTCGTGGTAAACATCAGGACGGCGAATATCGTATAACAAAACCTGACACGGACAATCTGCAAAAAATGCTAAAAGACTGTATGACCGCTCTCGGCTTTTGGTCTGATGACGCACTTGTCGCAAGTGAGATATGTGAAAAGTTTTGGGCAGAGGTTTCGGGTATTTACATCAAGGTGGAAGAACTGTGAATATCTCGGAGGTTAAACGCAACCTTGAAAGAACCGTGCTGTACAATGGAGCAGAATACATTTTGAAAGGCTGTATCATCAGACGGAATACAACAGGTCAGTTTTATTATCAAGCCGAACTTGCGGACACCAAAGCCAAAAGCTCGTTGATTGTAACTGCACTTGATAAGATTGACGAAAGGAGAGAAAGCATTGAAAGCAAGAATACCCGTTAAGCTGAAAAGGGAGGCTATGGCGGAGATTAACCGCCTTGCCGACAGAGAATATCAGAAAGTCAAGGACAAAGAAATCAATGACCTGACAAGGCGAATTTTTAAGACTATTGTATTTGCCTTGCATAAAGATTTCGGCTTTGGCCGTGACAGATGTGCAAAGGCTCTTAAATCAATGACCGAGATTATCAAACACTCCGACACTGACGAAGTGTTTTGGGAGCATATTGACAGGGTTGTCATCGACAAGTTGAAACTTGAATTTGACCGCAGAGATTACACAGACAACGGAAAAGTTGTTAATTTTGAAGGAGACGAAGAAAAGGTCACGGGAAATGAATGAAACAGCCCTTGGCAAATATTATGATTTTTATGCCATCGATGAATATTATTGTGAAGATGACGAAGTTTTACCAAGACCTCCCAAAGTTATCGGCAAACCTTGCGGAGCAAAAATTTACAAAAAGCATATATACTTTCATTGTCGAAGTATGTTGAGATAAGGAGTGATACAGAATGATAAATAAAATCAGACACGAATTGTTTTGTATTAAATGGCTTTGGAAAAACAGAAAGTGGAAAAATACAAGGCAGAAGTACAAGACTATGGAGAAAGATTGGGAAAGGAAGATTAATAATGATTGATTGTAATATCACTAAAAACTATTTGAGTGAACAAGCTCGGATGACAAAATCAAGTGATGTTGGTGTGTGTCGTATTTCGTGTAATCATTGCCCATTGAGCAGATTTAATAATGACGAAGAAATGCTTTGCACTGAATTAGAATTAAGGCACCCTGAAAAGGCGATTGCAATTGTACAGAAATGGTCGGACGAACATCCGCAGAGAACTTATTTGAGTGAGCTTTTGAAAATCTTTCCAAACATTCCGCTCAGTGATGATGGAACACCCAAGTCGCTTTGTCCTTTTGAATTAGGGGTGACGATGACTGAAAAATGCAATAACGAATGCGTTGAATGCTGGAATCGGATTATTGAGGACGGTAAAGAGTGATGAAAAGATATATTGATGCAGATAAATTTATCGAATATTTAGGCTTCGCGAACACCAAAGAAGAACGAAATGAAAATATATATGCAATTGTTACATTACAAGACTTTGATAATCAGATAACAGAAGATGTTCAAGAAGTTAAACACGGAAAGTGGGTATCGACTGTAAATGCTTTAGGGTACACTGAATGTCATTGCTCAGAATGCAATAATTATTTATTCTTAGATTCTAAGGATAGCCAGTTATATCCATACTGCCCCTATTGTGGTGCAAAAATGGATAAGGAGTGAAAGCAATGACAAGAAATGAACTTGAAAGGTATTTAGGCAAATGTGTGACAATTACTCTTTTGGATAACACTGTAATTGAGGGCACTTTACATAAGACGGGTGAAAAAGCCTTTGAAAACAACCCTAATTTATCAATACCAGTTAATTTTTATTTTTGCACTGATGTAAATAATAAAGTGGTTAAAAATACTGCATTCAGAGTATCGCACATCCAGAGAATCAGTTGCTATGAAAAGTTAAGAATGACAAACTTTGAAAAAATCAAACAGATGTCAATTGACGAAATGGCTCGGAGTTGTATGAATTTTTTCGACTGCCCGTACGGCACTCCATATGTCGGCTGTCCTATGGAAGAGCGATTCAATGGCAGTTGTATTGATTGCACAAAACATTGGCTTGAAAGTGAGGTAGAAGAAAATGAAAGATATTAAAAACATTACCGTTAATTACGATAACAATGAAAGCAAGACGATTACAAAGGGACTTGTTATTGATTTTGGTAAACTTGATAACGATGAGGACGATGTTTGCTTTAGTATGTGCAACATCAAAGGCAAGGATTTGTATTTGATTGTAAACACTGTTATTTCGTTGGCACAGAAACTTGGTATGCTTGATGAGGAGCGTGAAGTAGATTGACAGCTAAACCGATAACAATCACTTGTCAAAAATGCGGAATTAAAGTTATTACACTTTGTACTAAAACAAAATACTGCCCAATTTGCCGGAAAGAAATCCTTAGCGAAAAGGCCAAAGAGAGGGAAAGAAAAAAAGCGTTATCTAAATCTAAAAAATCTAAAATACCATTCAGACCATTGACCGATATTTCTGAATTTTTATTTTGCAAATATGATTTTCTCGGCGAATCTGTTAAGCAGATTGCAAAAGATTATGACCGCAATCCTTCTCAGGTCCGGCAAGTGATTCAAGCAGCAAAGGTAAACGGAAATTATCAAAAGCACATAGACAAGTACAAAGCTATGATAGGACAATGATTTATGAGAACTTTCGATTTAACTTTCGCTCGCCGACTTGAACAAGCAATGACCGAACGAAATATTTATCCATCGGACCTTGCGCGTAAGTCCGGAGTGAGCCGGTCAAACATCTACAATTACATAGCCGGGACAAGTCAACCGTCAGCGTACAATGTTAAGCGAATAGCTCTGGCATTATCAACATCGGCGGATTGGTTACTCGGCTTAGTGGATTAGATTAGTGGATTAGAAAAACAGTCCCTTACTTGGGACGCAAAATAGTATAGAATAGAGTTATGATGCAAGAGGACTATTGCATTATAGCTCTATTTATTATTTTACGAAGCAAAATTATGATTAAACGAAAAGTAACTACGGACTGGATTGTCCGTCAAATCCGTGAGGGCAAGGCATATAGGTTTTATTTAACTGCTGATTGGCAAAGAGTTCGAGATGCAAAAAAAGCGAAAGAACATTACGAATGCGAACGCTGTCGTGCTGTGGGTAAGTACAGCCCTTGTGAAGCCGTGCATCACAAGCTATACCTCAAGGCAAGACCTGACCTTGCTCTCGACATCAACAACCTTGAGTGCCTTTGCAAGGACTGCCATTGCAAAGAACATCACAAGTACGAACCAAAAAAATTAAAAGATGAGTTTGCTGAGCGGTGGTGAGCGAAAAAAAGCATACCCCCGGGTAAAAAATCGAAAAATTCTGAGGTCAATGGATAACGGTGTAAAGGCACGACAGTTTGGTCTCGCGCACGCACACGAGGAATTTTCGAGAGAGGAGAAGCAAATGGCACAGATTAAAATTGCAGAAATCAAAGACAGCTTAATTGAGCAACTGACTTTGAAAGGGGCAAACATTGAAGTCTATAGAGATTTAATCGACAGCTACATTTTTTGCACAAAACTTGAACGAAAAATGCAAGCGGACATACGCAAGAACGGCTTAACATACAAAGCTATCAGCGCCACAGGCAAAGAGTATATTAAGGACAACCCTTCAGTAAAAAATGCCGTAATGTACAACAAACAGCGCTTAGCGATTCTCTCACAAATGGGGTTGTCGATTGACAAAGTTGAGAGTGAATCTGATGACGAGCTGTAAAGTCATAGATGAGTACATAGCCCTTGTTAAAAGCGGTAAATATCGTGTATGCCGTGAGCAAATTCAGTTAATAAAGTTTGTCGAAAACGTCTTTGAGAATGAAGAAATTTATGTTGACGAAGAACAGCTTGAAAAGTATTTGGCTTTGCAGAAATATTTTCCTTATAAACTTTTCGAGTGGGAAAAATTTTGCTTCGCTTTGCATAACTGCACCTACTCTGCTCCCGGTGTTTTAAGATTCCCTGATTTGGTTTGTGTAGTCGGAAGAGGAACGGGAAAAAACGGTTATCTTACTTTTGAAGATTTTGCTTTGGTGACTCCGGTCAATGGTGTGCGAAACTACGACATTGATATTTGCGCAACGTCCGAAGAACAAGCACAAACGAGTTTTAATGATATTTATGAAATCTTGGAAAATAATGCGTCAAAAATGCAGCGGCATTTTAAGTGGAATAAAACCAAAATCACTAATATAAAAACAAACTCGACGATTAGATACAGAACATCAAATAGTAAAACAAAAGACGGCGGCAGACCGGGCAAGGTAGATTTTGATGAAAAACACGCTTACGAAAAATATGACCTCATTAACGTTTTTACTACAGGTTTAGGCAAAAAGCCTTTACCACGTAGGACGACAATAACCACGATGGGAGATGTTCGTGACGGGCCGCTTGATAACGAACTTTCGGAAGGGCTTGAAGTTTTAAATGGCGATGCCTCGGATAACGGGACGCTCTATTTCATTTGTCGCTTAGACGATGAAAAAGAGGTTTATAATCCCGAAAACTGGTATAAAGCAAATCCGTCTTTACAATATTTCCCTGATTTACAAAGAGAAATAAAGAAAGAATTTGAAGAATGGAAAAAAGATAAAATCAATAATTCAGCGTTTATGACTAAACGAATGAATATTCCAAAAGGCACAGAAGCCCATCCTGTTACTGCTTGGGACAATATCAAAGCTACAAACAGACCTCTTCCCAACCTTGAGGGCAAGCCGTGCATATTTGGCATTGACTACACCAAAACTACTGACTTTTTGGGGATCGGTTTAATGTTTTTGATTGACGGCTCAATCGCATGGAAACCATTTTCGTGGTATTGTTCACAATCTGCGGATTTGGGCAGAATTAAATTTCCTTATGCTCAACAGCCTGATTTACAAAGGGTTGACGGAGCGGAAATACCTCCCGAAATTGTCGCTGATTGGTTGAGAGAACAGAAAGAACATTACAACATTGTCGGCGGAGCGTTAGATAACTACCGCTATACATTACTCAAAGAGCCGTTAATGCAGTTGGGTTTTGAATGCGACCGCAAAGGACGAAACAATCTAAAACTTGTAAGGCCTTCAGATAAAATGCTTGTAGCTCCTCTGATTGCTTCGGATTTCGCTAATCACCGAATTGTTTGGGGCGATTCGGCGTTAATGCGTTGGTACACAAACAACACATCGGCTGTCGAAGATAAAAACGGAAATATTATCTATGGTAAGATTGAGCCGAAATCAAGAAAAACAGACGGATTTATGGCGTTCGTCGCCGCATATACACAGCTTGATTTACTAAAACAAAATCAGCCGATGACGGTTGACGAACTCAAGAATTGTTTTAATGCAATTGTATTTTAAAAGGCAGGTGAAAAAATGAAAGTAATAAACTGGGTGAAAAATCTTTTTAAAAAAGATGCCGTCGCAGCGGAATTTAATGAGGACGGCTCGACAGTCGATGAACAGAGATTCCACCTGACGGAACTCGCCTTATTTACAGCGATTGATTTTATCGCAAGGAGTTTGGCAAAATGCGAATTTATTACCGTAAACAATAACCGAGAAAGTCGCAAAGCTGAATACTATCTGTGGAACTATTCGCCGAATAAGCATCAAACCAAAATTGAGTTTTTTACGCAGGCTGTGGCTAAATTGATTTTCGATAACGAACTTTTAATTGTTGAAACTGCCGATAACCAACTAATGATTGCTGATAGCTTTTCAAGAACAGAACACACATTGATTGATGATTCTTTCAGCGGTATTACTTGCCGAAATTTCACATACCAACGCACTTTTTTAGAGAGCGAGGTAATTTACCTCAGATATAACAACTTTGCTCTTAACGGCTTATTGGCTGATATGTGCAATACATATGAGCATTTAATGTTGTCAGCTCAGGAAAGGTACAACAAAGCGGTCGGCCACAAAGGCATCTTAGAAATGGATAATTACAGCTTCGGCGACGAAAACTTCGCTGAAACTTATAACAAAGTTTTAGCTAAACAGTTTAAAGCTTTTTACTCGAACAAAAATGCCGTTATGCCGATTTTTAAGGGGATGAAATACTCCGAGCCGTCAACAGACGCGGGAAAAACCACAAACAGCGAAATAAACGATATTCAAAAATTGAGAACTGAGGCTTACACGGTGGTTGGAAACGCTTTGCATATTCCGCCGGCAATTTTAAGCGGTGAAGCCTCTCAACTCTCGGACGCTATGGATTGTGCTATTGGAAATGCAATTGATCCGATTGCAAATATGTTTGAGCAGGAAATCACCAAAAAGAGATTCGGTAGCACCGAATTTAACAAAGGCAATTATCTCTTAATTGACACAACGACAGTCAGACACATTGACGCAATCAGTCAGGCAAATAATCTTGATAAGTCAATTGCCAGCGGTGTGCTGACACCTGCGCAGGCTCAAAAATATTGCAACATGCTCCCTTGCTCTGAGGCTTGGGCGCATACATATTACATTACTAAAAATTACCAAACAATAGCAAATGCTTTGAAGGGTGGTGAATAGAATAAATGAAAAGTAGAAATTACAACATCAAGCAGATTGCCGAAAATCAGAGTGTCTTGCAGATATATCTTTACGGTGAAATTGAGCCGAGCTGCTTGAACATTTGGGGAGACCTCGTGGAATCCAAGACAAGCGCTGAATATATTCGTAAAGCAATCGAAAAAGCCGAAACAATTAACGGCATTGAGCTCTATATTAACTCAATCGGCGGTTATGTCGACGAGGGCGTGTCAATTTACAATTTGCTCAAACGGCAGAGTGTGCCGGTCACTGCATACATTGACGGTATGGCTTGCTCGATTGCCTCTGTTGTTGCAATGGCGGCTGACAAGATTGTAATGCCGTCAAACACAACAATGATGATTCATCATGCAGTCGGCGGTTGTTACGGCAATGCGAAGGAACACAGAGAATTTGCAACCCAGCTCGACAAAATTAGTGAAGCAAGCACAAACTCTTACCTTGTACACGCAGGCGATAAGCTCACGAGGGAAACCCTCGAGCCGCTTCTTGATGCTGAAACATTTTTGACGGCAGAGGAAGCCTTTAATATCGGCTTGTGTGATGAAATTCTTGATCCGGTTGATTTAACCGATTCAAAAGAAATCGTTGATGATGCACAGCAGAAGAAAAACCCGAAAGCAAAACAGGCAGCGGCAGAACTTGCAAAAATGCTTGGTACAAAGCCTAAACCGCCTGAACCACAGACACCACCCGAGCCAAAACCGAAAAATCCCGAAGAAAAGGATAGCTTTGGCTTTATTGAAGAGTATTTCAAAAACAAAAATTATTTATAAAGGAGATTAAAAAATGAAGAATCTTGACGCGATTAAGAACGCAAAAGCAAAGTTTGCACAGAACTTGAAAACTGCCATTGATTCAAAAGACGAAACAAAAATGACCGAGGCTCTCAATGCCTATGCTGATAGTATTCAGCAGTCAATCATTGAGGTCGCACAGGAAATCGGCGAAACCGCCGACAACACAATCCTTGCCAAGAGAGGATTCAGACAGCTTACAAGCGCAGAGCAGAAGTTTTACAATAATTTTGTCACAGCGGCAAAATCTGCCGATGTTAAGCAGGCTCTCACAGGTCTTGATGTTACAATTCCTCAGACAATTCTTGACACAGTGCTTGAGGATATTACAAACAATCATCCTCTGCTTGATGCGATCGGCATCGAAAACACATACGGCTCTGTTAAGGCAATCTTTGCTACAGACACAAAACAGCTTGCCGCTTGGGGCACTTTAAACTCAAAAATCACACAGGAGCTTGCCGGAACTATTCAGGAAAAGGATTTCTCAACATCTAAGGTAAGCGCCTTTGTTCCGGTTCCAAAGGATATGCTTGACCTCGGCGCAACATACATCGACGCATATGTCCGCAGAATCCTTGCTGATGCGCTTGCCTATGCCCTCGAGGACGGTTTTATCAACGGCGACGGCAACGGAAAGCCTATCGGCATGCTTAAAGACCCCGAGGGCGCTGTAAAGGTAGGTGCATACACCGAAAAAACAGCAACAAAGCTCACAAGCCTTGACATTAAGTCGTATATGGATGTTGTTGCAAAGCTCGCAAAGGGCAAGGGCGGTAAAACCAACAACATTACATCGGTTGACCTTATCGTAAATCCTGTTGATTATCTCACAAAGATTATTCCTGCGACGACTGTGCTTGCCACAGACGGCTCGTACAAGAACAACCTCTTCCCCTTCCCGACGAATGTTTATCCGTCTGAAATGGTTACAGAAGGTACCGCTGTTATCGGTCAGCTCTCAAGATATAAAGCCTGCCTCTCAACAGGCAAGGAAGGTAAGCTTGATTACTCTGACCAGTATCAGTTTATTGAGGATAACAGAGTTTATCTTATTAAGGCTTATGCAACAGGTTTTTCGCTCCACACAAACGATTTTATCAAGCTCGACATTTCGGCGCTCAACCCTGCTGAAATTAAGGTAACTCTCAATCAGGCAACAACAGTTTAATTTATCACGGAGGTGTTGAACAATGGGAATTATGAACGATGTAGTTAATATGCTTGATTTTGACCGCGAGAATATCGAAACAGATGAAAGCGCAAAGTCAAAAATTGAGTTAATTATAGCCAACGGAAAACAGCACCTCCGCGATTACAACCCTCTGCTTACTGATGAGGATTTTGAACGAGCAACAAGGGCAAGAAGTTTGCTGTTTGATTACTGCCGTTATGCTTACTCGAACGCTGTTGAAATGTTCGACCATAATTTTGAAAGCGAAATTTTGAAATTAAGGCAGGAATACGAGGTGCAAATGTATGATACCGAAGAATAACATTGATTTTTTGACATTCAACGACGGGCTTGCAAAAATCTATGAAACGGATGAAAACGATGACATCATCACCGACAGCCTGAAAAAGTATCGTTTTGGCAATGAAAAAATCGGAGTAACTCGTTTTTATGGTGCGAAGCAGAATGATATTGAACTGTCGAAAGTTATCCATATCCACAAAGATGAAACTTTGAGAACGGATATGGCGGTCATTATTGACGGCACACGGTTCAAGATTGAACAAATTCAGCACGATAAGAGCAAAAATCCCCCTTGCTCGATTTTGAGCTTGTCACAGAGGGGACTGTATGAGGGTGGTGCAGATGTTTTTTAAAAACTACGATGAATTTGTTGAACTCATAAAGTCTTGTGGTTTTAAGTGTGTGGAGGCAGATTACAACAAATCAACCCCTGCACCCTATCTTGTTTATTTCAAGGATGAAGAAACAGGAATTTACGCAGACGGTGAAATACTTTGGAAAAATGCAAAAATCATCATAGAACTTTATACGGCAAAAGACGACCACACAAGCGAAACAAAGTTTGAAAAATGGCTCAACGAAAACGGCTACGATTGGAAAAAACCAAACCGAGCGTGGGACACAACAAATAAACTTTGTGTAACTTATTACAACCTGAGTGTGATTTTCGATGAGTAATTACAAAAAAGTTGGTATTGACCGCCTCGGAGACGCTCTATCGAAAGAACTGTCAACCTATTCGGCTGATGTGCAAATGGGCGTAAGATTGTTGGTTGATGAAAAAGCCGAAGAACTTAAAAACGAAATCAAAAAGAATGCACCTGTAGGCAGAAGAAAAAAATATCGCAAATCGTTTAGAGTTAAAATCACAAACGAAACATTTAGGTTTTATGAAAAAACGGTTTATGCCGCTAAACCTGAGTACCGGCTTACACACCTCCTCGAAAAAACTCGTAAAAAGAGGGGGCAAAAAGGCGGAACGGTACAACCAAAAGTGCATATTGCTCCGGCTACAGAGAAAATTCACGGCGAATTTGAAGCCGGAATAAAAAAGCTCATTAAATCATCGGAAGCTATGGGCGGCGGTGATTTGAGCAGCATAAAAAGAATTTAAAACATAAGGAGTGTTTATTTTATGAACAAAACTATTAGAAAAGTTGGTTATGCTACGCTGACAGAAAGCAGCACAGGCGAAATCACATACGGTAAGCCCGTGTGGTTTAAGTCTGATAAGGCAGGCGGTAGAAGTATCGGTGCTGAACCTATCGGCGATTCAAACACAATCTACGCTGACGGCTTGCCTATCATTGTAGCAAGTGCGAATGGCGGCTATACAATCAGTCTTGAGCTTATTTCAGCAGTCGACGACATCGAAAAAGATTGGTTCGGCAATGATGAAGCAACTGAGGGCGGTATCATCGAAAAGGGCGGTATCAAAGTAATGCCGAGATTTGCCCTCCTCGCTGCAAAGGAAACATACAAAGGTGACAAGCTCTACGAAATTGACACCTATTTCGACTGCGTAGCTGCAAGAGCAAGCAGGAACGACAAAACATCAGAGGGTAACTTCGACCCACAGTTCCCGACTTTTACGGTTACAGCGAAGCCACGCCCTGACAATGACTTTGTGCGCTACACATCATATGCAGATACTCTGCCCGAAAGCGTTGTAACTCCTACTGTAAAGGCTGTAAAGGCTGCAAAATCGGCAGTTCCTACAGATCAGGCCTCATCAGACACTACAAAGGCGGCTAAGAGCTAATGAAAGACACAGTTGTTATTAACGATAAAAATGTTGAGGTTGAGGTTACGGCTTACACAATGCTCATCTACGAGGACACATTCAAAGGTCACAGCTTTTTGCGTGATGCCGACCGTATTCTCGTTAAGAACCTCAATGATGTTAAATTTGGCTCTGCTGTAAAGCTTTTATGGGCAGCGGTAAAGACGGTAGACGATACGATTTCTAACTTAAAGGCTTGGTCAAAAAATGTGAGTATTAAGGACGCTATTTCAGCGACCGACACAATTATCAAACTCATCGTTGACAGCCTTAAAAGCGACAGCCCAAAAGCGACAGCGACAGCGACCTAAACGGATTTAAAACTTTCCTGACGGCGAAAGAGGTCTTATCTTATGCCGTCAGGTGTGGTCTGACTGTCGCTGACCTACAAAGATTTACAATAGGTTTTGTGCTTGATTATGTAGAAACCTATTTTGCATTACGAAACAATAAGAATATCCACGAAGATGAAGAAAAATATCGGAAAATGAAATCTGTATTGCCTTTCGTGACAGAAAGATTTGAAAGTAAAGAAATCTCGGAAGAGCAGTACAGCGAGTTTATGAACCGATATAGGAAATTGGAGGACAGATATGGCATCTACGATTAAAGGCATTACAGTTAAGATTGCAGGCGACACAATGGACTTGCAGAAATCTTTAAAAGCTGTGCAGTCCTCATCCTCGAGCTTGCAGAAAGAACTGTCCGCTATTAACAGACAACTGAATTTCGACCCTGAAAACACCGTTCTGCTCGCTCAAAAACAAGAAGTGTTAAAAGAACAAATTGAAAACAGTAAATCTGCCCTTGACCGCTTGCTTGAGGTACAAAATCAAGTTGAAGAGCAGGCAAAAAACGGCGAAATTTCGACGGAGCAGTACAGGGCCTATCAGCGTGAAGTTGAAAAAACCAAAAGCAAACTCAACTCCTTTAACGAACAACTCGACAAGACAAGAGACGAATTTGATAAAGTCGCCAATGGAATTGAAAATCTTGAAGATAAGTCGAATAAAACTGATTTATCCAAGGTCAAAAAAGAAATGGATGAGGTTAAATCCTCAGCTGACAATCTCAAATCTGCTGTTGGTGATGCATTAAAAGAAGCAGGCGCAGCGGCAACAGCGGTTGGCGGAGCTGTTACAGGCGCAATTGTAAGTGCAAACGGGGAGCAAAAGGCTCTCAATTCTTTGCAGGCACAAGCAGGCTTGACCGCCGAGGAGATGACAAAGTACAAAGATGTCCTTGAAGATGTTTACAAAGGAAATTTCGGCGAATCTCAGGAAGAAGTTGCGAATGTTCTCGCTTTGATTAAGCAAACAACTAACGAGACCAATCCAAGTAAGCTTAAAGATATGACCGAAAATCTCTTTACATTGAGAGATACATACGATTACGATTTTGTTGAAACCTTGAGAGCGGTCAACATGCTTATGGAGCAGTTCGGTGTAACAGGCGATGAAGCGTTTAATCTTATTGCGCAGGGCAGTCAAAAAGGCCTTAACAAAAACGGCGACTTGCTCGACACAATTAACGAATACTCTGTACATTACAAGCAACTCGGCTATGATGCAAACGAGTTTTTTAATTCACTTGAAAACGGCTCAAAAGCAGGTACTTTCAGCATCGACAAGCTCGGCGATGCGATGAAAGAATTTGGCATCCGCTCTAAGGATACCGCCTCAAGTACGCAAGAGGGATTTGCTCTTCTCGGCTATGGTGCAAAAGCCTCGGCTGAGGACATTCAAAAAGCCAAGGACGAAGTCGCAAAGCTCGAAAAAAATCTTTACTATGCAAAAGAGGAGCAAAAAGGCTTTAATGATTCAACGAGTGAATTAACAAAGCAAAAAAATGCCGACAAAATCGCAGAGTATTCTGAAGCTTTAAAAACAGCGAAAGAAAATCTTGCAAACCTCGAATCTGCGGGCAAAGGTACAAAAGGCAGTATTGAGGATTTGCAGGCAAGATTTGCAAAAGGCGGAGACAGTGCAAAATCAGCAACATCAGAGGTCTTAAAAGCTCTGTTTGAGATGGATGACAAGGTTAAGCAAAATCAGGCAGGTGTAGACCTCTTTGGCACGATGTGGGAAGATTTGGGCATTGACGGCGTAAAAGCTCTGATGAAAGTTAATGGCTCTGCCGACAAGACCAAAAACACCATGCAAAAAATTAAGGACATCAAGTACGACGATGTTGAAGCTGATTGGGCGAGCCTCGGCAGGACTGTGCAGACTGATGTCATTAATCCTATCGGCAAATCATTATTCCCCGAGGTAAAAAAACTTTGTAAATTTACGAGCAAGCATACAGATGATATTATTCCAACGCTAAAACAGATTGGTGTTTTAACTACTGCAATTTGGTCGGGTAAAAAGACCACTAAAATAGTTACAGAAATCAAAAATCTGTGGGGAGCTTACAAGTCTTTGAAAGCGGCAACAGATGCCGCTAAAATCTCACAAGAGGGACTTAACACTGCTCAAAAAGCAAATTTGTGGGGATTAGTTGCAGGTTTAGTTGTTGGTGCTATAGGCGAAATTTGGGCATTTTCAGAGGCTAACGACAGTGCAAAACAATCCCAAGAAGAACTTAACGAAGCTCAGGAAAAAGCAAAAGAAGAAATCAAAGAGCTGAAAGATGCTAATGATGAATATGTGCAGAGCAAAAAAGATGCTGCATCAGAAGTTGAAAACGAATTTGACTATTATAATGACTTATGGAAAGAATTACAGGGCATTGTAGACCAAAACGGCAAAGTCAAAAAAGGTTACGAGGACAGAGCAAAATTTATTACCAATGAATTGAGCCGCGTTACAGGCGATGAAATCACTTGGAACGGCAATGTTATTCAGTCCTATAAAGACCTTAAAGGCTCAATTGATGATGCACTTGAATCAAAAAAAGCGCTTGCAATGTTATCGGCACTTGAAGAGCCCTATCAAACTGCTGTATCAGGCTTAAAAAGCGCAAAAAATGATGTTACAAATGGCTATGTAGCAAAAAAAAGCGCACAAAAAGATGTAGATTTAGCTAAGGCGAAAGTTACACAAATGAGTGTCACTGGGCTTTCACCAAGTCAAATGGCTTTGAAGTATGCAGGCTGGGGTTTTGAAAACGGCAAAATATCTCAGCAGTATTACCAAAAAATACTCAAAGATTTTCAAAACGGCGAAAATATGTATAAACATTTTGAAGATTTATCAAAATCCGTCGGAAGAGCTTACAGCGAGGCGCAAAATGAAGCCAAAAACAATTTAAAGGCTAAACAAATAGAGTTTGACAAAGCAGATGGCAAGTATAAAGAATATCAGAAAAAAGTAGTTGATTATAACACCACGATTCAAAACTACGAAAACCTCACAGCGGCAACCGCAAAAGGTAACACTGAAGAAATTAAAGCCGCAATGTCGGATGTCGCGAACAGTATTGTTACATACACAACAGGCACTAAAGATGCTCTCGAACAGCAGGTCAATGATTTTAAGACAAATGCTGAGAATCTAAGAACGGCATACAAGAACGGTGTTGAAGGTGTCACAAAAGACCAAGTCGAAGAAGCCGAAGAATTGCAGGAAAGAGCAGAAATCGAGCTTGCTAAGTACACCGATATGTACGGCACGGTTGCCGCAATTGCTACAGGCAAAGCTGACGAAATCAACGCACAACAGCAGAAAATCAAAAACGGTTTCATTGACGCTGAAACAGGTTCAAGAGAAAGCCTCGAAAATCAGCTTGCGAACTTTACCGCAAACTATGAGTTGCTAAAGACTGCAATGGACGAAAATCAGCCGGGTGTAACACAAAAAATGGTTGATAACGCAAAAGAGCTTGTCGATAAAGCAACCGGTGAACTCAATAAACTTGAAGGCAACGGCGAAACTGCCGGTAAAAACGGCACAGAGGGCGTAAGTGACGGCATGAAAAACGAAGATGCCCTCGAAAAAGTTGATAAATCAGGCAAAAAGGTTCTTGGCAAAGCCGAAAACAGTCTTTCAGAGAGTTATAACAAGGGTTATCAAAAAGGTAAGGATTTTACTCAGGGTTATATTAAAGGCTTGAGCGAGGGCGGACCTACAGGAAGCCTTCATGCCGAAACGAACAGGCAGGCAAGAGAACTTGCCGAAACAGGTCTTATTTCTCTTGCAAATGCACAGGATTCGCATTCGCCGAGCCGAAAAACCCGAAAATTAGGAAGATATTTCGGCGAAGGCTACCGCCTCGGCATTGAAGATGAAATTGAAGATACACAAAAAATGGTAAGGTCTTTAACATCGAGGGCTTTGTCAGCAGTTGAGGGTGATCCGATTGGAGCGATTAACGGCAAATTTGCAAATATTCGCACACAAAGCCAAAACGCAGCGGTAAATGGTCAGATGTCGAAAATTGTTACAAATTCACCTACGATTGAAATTAAGCTCGCTGGTGATGTGGTAATTAATAATGACATGGATATTGATGATTTTAACCGCCGTGTGTCAACTGCGATTGTGCAGACACTTGACAGCGAAGCGTCGAAATTGGGAGGTTAAAGATGAGGCATAGTTTTGTTTACAATGGCATTGATTTGCGAACATTAGGCTTTTTTATAGCGAACACTCCCAAATATCAGATAGCGAAACGCAATTTTGATTTTATCTCTGTTTATGGAAAAAACGGCGGAGTGATTTCCGATAATGGTGTTTTTGACAATGTTGAAATGCAGTTCGAGGTCAACAGTTATCCGTACATTGTACCGAACGAAAGCAATGCAGAGCTTGTAAGAGCGTTTGCTGAATGGCTTACCGTTTGGGACGGTGAGTATAAAATCTTTAGGGATTCATATAACCCCGGCTATTTTACAAAAGCGATTTGCACAGGGGTTGAGCCAATAGAAGAGGTTGCCCCACTTTGCTTGTCAACAACAATAAATTTCAGCCGAGTGCCGTTTTGGTATAGCGATTTAGGGCAGGAGATTATCCGACCAAAATTGACCTCAACTCAAAATGCCGAAATCGAAATCTACAACCCTGAAAATTACACAGCCGAGCCTTTAATTAAAATCATCAACAAAGGTGCAAAAGTTAATCCGTTGATACTGACGGTTAATGATAATCAAACTTTAACGGTTAAGACATCATCGGATAAGGATTATATTGAACTTGATTCCGAACAGCAGTCCGCTTCTTTTGATAACGGCACAAGCTTGGCGAACAGCTACATAAGCTGCACAGAGTTTCCGACGCTTTTGCCCGGTTGGAATAAAATAAAACTCTCAGGAAAAAGCGCAAATGCGTTTACTGACATTGAAATTAAGCCGAACTGGAGGAGATTGTGATGTATCCTATTCTGTATAACATCGCTGACTATTACAAGAATCCAACACCATTGTTTGATTCTAACGGTTTCGGTTTTTTGACTGAATGCACCGAGTTCTTGGTGACAATGGAGCAAAATGGCACATACAGCTTTAGTGCGAAAATAAAAAGCACAGATAAGCTCGCGTCAAAAATAAAAATAACTTCATATGTCAAAGCGAAAGTAAATAATGTATCCGAGCCACAGTATTTTTATGTCACAAAAATAGAAGTCGATAAAAACGGTGATTTAACCGTGTCGGGCGAACATGTGTCAAGAATGTTCTTTCAAAACGGAACAATTCCTCGTGCAATGGACGGATCGATGTATGGCACGCCGAAAGAACTCATTGACCACTTTATGCGAGACTACAGCACAGTAGGAGAACCTCTGCATATGTGGTTTACGGAAGCCCCATATAAGTGGTTTAGCTTCAGTTCATCAATCACAGCAAAGAAAAGAATTTACTTAGGCTATTCACAGGCAGTAAAGTTTGAGGATATCTTCAAAGACGATGACGAAGGACTGATAAATCAGTTTGGCGGTGTTTTGTATTTTAATAATTTTGACATTTATTTTAACAAAATCAGTACAGCAGGTGCGAAAAGTGGCTATCGAATTGCTTTTGGCGCTAATGTGTCAGAATATAAGCAGACTACTGAAATCGGCAACTACTATACACATGTTATGCCTTACGCACGATGCAACACTACGAATAATAAAGAAGTCGTCGTGTCAAGCCCTGAACCGTATGAAACAGGGTTAAAACGTAACATAAAAAACACATATTTGTATGATTGCACAAACAAAATCAAAAAATACACTTTAAATCCCAGCACCGGCGAAAACTACGAAGAAGTCAGAGATGCTTTGCGTAATGCAGTTGCTGATTATAACTATTCGACGGAACAAATATCGGAAGCCCTGAGTATAAGGGTAACTCTTGAAAACGAGCTCACTAAAATGCACGCAATCAAACTTTATGATGAAGTGACGGTCGTAATGCCGGACGGCACGAATCTTAGCCGAAGAATTTCAAAAACTGTTTACGATAGCGTGTCCCAAAAATACAAAGAAATTACAATCGGTGACTTAAGTATGTCAATGTCTGATTTGCTGAAAATCCAAAGGAGGTTTAAGAAATAATGGCAATTAGTATGAAACATAAATCAATTACAATTGATGTAAATGACCGCAACGCACCAAATGTTGTTGCAATTGCAAATGTAAATGACAAAGCGGTTCGCTATCTTGATGTAACATTAACGGCAAGCGGAAATAAGCTTACATTTACAGGTTGCACAGTAACTGCAACCTTTGCAACGGATGGATATTTAATTTCAGATTCAGTCGCTTGCACACTGAACAGCACGGCAGATGTTATTACTGTTCCGCTCGAAAATTTCAAGTCTATGTCGGGCTTTTTGGCAATCGAAATTAAGATTGCAAACGGCGAAACGCAGGTGTTGAATACACCGCTTGCTTTAAAAGTTAAAGTGACTCCAAGTCTTCTTGACAAGAGCATGATCAATAAAGACAGCGTTGGCACGACCGCTGAAATCTGTAGAGAGGTTGCCACAGCAAGGGGCAAATATGACAGCCTCAACGCAAGGCTTAACGGGATTGATTCGTCTGTAACAAACAAAGCCGAAAAAAGCACAGTCAGTCAGTTGTCGGCTCGAATGCAGACGGCAGAGAAAGCCCTTACAGGCAAGGCAAACGCAACGGATGTCAATAATGCTCTTAAAGCGAAAGAGAACAACGCAAACAAGGTTAGCTCAAAAACTGACATTACAGACAGCAGCACTAATTATCCGAGCGTTAAATATCTTGACGATTATTATTACAGTGCGAACGAAATCTACTCATCAGAAGAAACGGACAAGCTTCTCGGCGACAAAGCCGATATCAATTCCGTTTATTCAAAGGTCGAAACCGATAATTCGCTCGGTGAAAAAGCTGACAAGGCAGATGTTGATGATGTTAAAGCATACATTGGCTACACAGATGATGACATAGTAGGACTTTGTGTTGATTACGAGAATAAGACATTCAAACGGCTTGCAGGAGCGGTCAATCTTTCGCAGGGAGCAGATTTTAATAAATTTGAAATGTATGGCGGACGAAGAAGGTGTAACGTATCTGACGACGGAACAATCACAGCATACTACGGCGATGAGGGCTACACAGAGGACGGCTCCAATGGTCAGGTCATGGTTTATCAGCCGGCTTTTTACTATAAGGTTGTTCCACTCAAGTTAGAAAAAAATGCCGATTCTGGAATCGGCTATCATCTCCGCAAAGCGAACTACTATGTCAGCTCCAAACCTAAAACAGGCTTTAAGCTCCACCCTGCATTTTATGATGGAAACGGTAACGAGATTGACTACATCCTGTATTCAGCATATGAGGGCAGTATGTATGATTCATCCACACAAGCCTATGTCAACGATAATGTTGACAAATCTATCACTTACGAGGATGGTGATTTACTTTGCTCAGTCGCAGGGAAGAAACCTATCAGCGGATTAAGATCAGGACTTGGAACTAAGCAAAATTTTGAAACAATGGCACAGAACAGAAGTACAGGCTGGCATTTGGAAACAATCAAGGCAATAAGTGCAAATCAGCTCCTGATGATGATTGAGCTTGCAATGATGAACTCGCAAAACGGCATCGGTCAGGGTGTTGTCACCATCGCCGATAACAAGGCATACAACTGTTCCAGCCTGACAGGCTCAACCGCAAGCCTCGGAAACGGCACAGGTCAAGCTGTAGAAACTGTCAACGAAATAGGCGGTACAGAAACAACCTACAATGTAAACGGAAAAGTTTCTGTTTCCTACCGTGGTGTTGAAAATCCGTGGGGTAACATCTGGAAACATATTCAAGGCATTAACATTTGGGGTGATGGCTCTATGGGCGGAGGTCAGCCATATGTTGCAAACGATTTTACATTTAACGAATCAAAACACTCTGATAACTACGAGCCTGTTGGTTTTACCTTGACAAACGCTAATGGCTATATCAGTGCTATGGGATATGGTTCAGAAGAATATGATTGGCTTTTAATGCCATCAGAAACTGGTGGAACAAGTGCATTGCCTGTTGGTGATTTCTTCTATGTTACACCAGATTTGAACGGTTACCGTATCGCACTTGGGGGAGGTAGTTGGAATTATGGCGGTTTTGCGGGCGGCTTCTTCGGTCGTTGTGGTTACAACGTCAATTCCCGTAATATGAGCACTGGTGGTCGTTTGCTGTATGTACCCACTGCGAAGTCTGACAACACACCGACTAAGTCTTACTCTGCGTCAGAGGTTGATTCACTTCTTGCAACAAAATACGATTCGTCAAATATCGAACTCGGCACAGCTACTCTTACTCCGTACTCTA